CCCTCCATGCTTCCCGCAGCAACGTTCGCGGCTATACGATTCGATTGAATGGGCAGCAGACATTGGCTGGCGTTTATTTCGTGGAATAGGAGAAAGAGTTGAAACATTGCTGCGGCAATGTTTCAACTCTTTTTTATTGGTTTTTAAATTTAGCAGCTTTATGGAAATTATGTTAGATGCCTTGTAAATGGAGTTTTTTTCAATAAACGTTCTAATTCCAATGGAAGTCCATAATACGCTAAAATCTTTTCTGTAGTATCAAGAGAATCTTCTTCTAAATGGCTACCGTCTATTAGTAATTTCAGCCCAAAGTAATTGGCTTCGCCTTCAATAAGAACGCCTTCATTCAAAGATTTTTGGAGTAGTTTCGGCGTGTTTTCGTTAGGGTGAAGCAAAGCGTGCCCTAGTTCGTGGGCACAAGTGAAGCGCCCAAAGTGTTCGTCTAATTCCTTGTTTAAATGGATGAGTTTAATCTGGAATCGTTTTTGATAGTAGCCGTAAATGTCTCCCAAATTTTCTTCTACAACAAAAATATTCTTTTCTTCGGCGATTTCATAAGGATTTCGAGTTCCGTGCTCTTGCACAAGTTCGTCTACGGTTTTGTCAATGTGGTCATATCTGATAGCCAATTCGCTCACCTCCCCTTTGCGCATTAGTCACGATATTTTTTCGGTGTGTATTTCTTCTTGGCGGCCTGCTTTGCCATCCTCAAAGCATTTTCCATGGAAATGATGAGCAGCTGCTTCGTTTCTTCTGAGTAAGGCTCGCTGTCTTTGGAGAAAGAGAGGGCATCGGTATTTGCCATATCCTGAATGAGTTCTTCCATTTTTTTCTGAATGGATTGTTCGTCCCTGTCGGTGAGTTCCCAATATTTTTTGGGCGTTCTTCCCAGTAAAAAGTCGACGGTCACGCTAAAGTAATCGGCAATTTTTTGGACGTTTTCGACTTTTGGAGATACGCTTTCCCAACGCCTGATTTGACCGTTAGAGATACCGACTTCGCGTTCCAGTTCGGCAAAGGTGATTTTTCGCTCGTCGCACAACGCTTTAATTTTTTTTGTAATGGACATTCTCAGACCACCTTTCAACAAGTTATTAGCTTTTTTGCTAAAAGTCGTTGACTAATAGCTTTTATGCGTTTATAATGGTGATTATCCCGATGTGATAGCTTAAAAGCTCATCTCGTCGCACATTCATAATAGCATATAAACTATTATTTGTCAAAGACAATAGTTTATACGCTACAAACTTAGAAAATGGGGGAATAGCCGATGCCATTGAGCGAACATGCCTTAAAGCAAATGTGGATAGAGAACAACCTTATCCAAAAAAAGAAGAATGGAGAACTTGAATTTCAAGGAGCGACCCAACAGCTGGTCAACAAAGCCTACTATCGCAACAAGCAGCTGAATTTGAACCTTTCCGATGTCATGGAAGTGGCCTTGGAGCAAGCAGTCAAAACGGTTTTTCGTTTCAAAATCAAAGATTCACCTGTGGACTGGGACGGCTTGCTTCAAGGAGATAAAGACCAGAACCATAAACTTTGGAAAGCCATCAACCTCGCGGTGGAGTTTCGCCTGAAAAATATCGACCCGTGGGCGAAGCGAAGCTATGAGAACGCCACGAAAACCGATGTGATCATCAAGCCGAAAGTCACGAGCCTTGACCAACCGAAGACCGATGGAACCTCGTGGCTTGAATCCTTATCTGACGACAACCGGTTAGGTCACGTTTTTGAGGAAAAAAGCGACAAAAGACTGGCTCATTGGTTGGAAACGCAAGGAGAAAAATGGTTGTCCAAAAAACAACGGGAGTACATCTGCTCCTATAAGGAAGGAAATTTCAGCGACCGAAATGGCTACTTGCCTCGAATCAGGAAGCGTTTGAAGCAAGCAGATGGAATTCCAGTAAATGAGGAGCTAAAAGAGAAAATTGCGATTCTAAAGGAATTTCAAGCCATCCTCGAAGATGGTGCAGAAGTAGAAAACCAGAACAACTGCTTAGGCGATTGGATAAAAAATCATTTGGAGCTAGAATGGCTGGAAGATTGCTTAATGGAAAATCTCGGAGCCACCCAATACCGAAGATTGCGAAAATCTGATTTTCCTTCGTCACTTCTTTATCGAGCAGCCGAAGCGTTAGAAAAAAAGCTGCTCCTCTTGGAGCAACGAATCTCCGAATCCGAAAAGGACATCCCCATCAAGAAATCTGCGCCTCCCCTTCGGACGTTTCCACCAAAAGCCACTTCCAAAACAAAAAGAAAAACCTTGTTGCCCACAGGAGTCCTAATCGACGAATCGGAGTAAAAACCGCAGGCAATGTCTTGTAAAGGGTAGGAAGTCAAAAAAATTAAGGAGATGGTCAATATGCAAATTATCAATCGTATGAATCAAGCGTTGGGACAGGGAGCCGATGAACGCCCTTTAAGCGCCATTACTCGAATCGTTATCCACCACAGCGCCAACCCTACCAATGGAAACCACTTGAACACGGCAGGGTTTGAAAACACTTGGCGAAGCTCTGCGGCAATGGGTGCCCCCAATGCCCGAGGCGGCTATCATGAAGTGGTGCTGTTCAACGGAAATGTGGAAATCAATATGCAAGACCAACGCCGAGTTTGGGGAGCACGAAACCAAAACGACCACACGTGGCATATTTGCTTGACCGGTTGGAATTCCGGCAGAACAAACAACATCAACCAAAAGCAAATGAATAGCCTTGCTAAGCGGATAGCCGAAGCTATGGGCCGTTTTGGCTGGCGCGCCGAGCACGTGGACCGCATCGTCCGCCACCGAGACTTGCCTGGACAAAGCACGGCCTGCAACGATGTCGACTTAGCAAAAGTGAGGCAAGCGGTGCGAGCTTTGCTAAGTGCAACTCCACCCTCCTCTGTCGGAAGCAACCCAACTGGGTTCATAGCCGGTGACGCAAATGCTGATTTTCGGGTAGCAACAGAAACTTTGAATGTCCGCCGAGAACGCAATGCAATCTCCCCTATTGTGCGCACGTTGCGTCGGGGAGAAGTAATCCGTGTTCGTTGGGTGCTAGGCGTCAACGGAGCCAATCCCATTGATACGCCTTGGGGCAGCATCAACGGCTCATCGACAGAATTTATTAACATGAACTTTGTAGAACGGGCAACAGAAAAAGCACGAACCCATACGGTTCGTGCCGGAGAGACCCTATGGGGACTCTCCCAACGTTTTGGCGTGAGCGTCCCCCAAATTCAAAAAGCCAACCAGATGGGTTCATCTAATCATTTAGCAGTGGGACAAAGGCTAGTCATTCCTAGCTGATTCAAAAAACCGCAAGCAATGGGTTGTAGTAAATGAAGGCAACGCTACGACCGCTAAGTCGTTAAACTGGCAAAAATATAACTCACAAAGGAGAGACATGATTATGGAAAACATCAAAGGCATCGACTTCATCTTGGAAGTCCAGCAAGGCACTAATTTCGTTCAAGTAGGGGGTCAACAAGGCGCAACCTTGAACCGTTCCAAAGAAAGCATGGAAACGACTTCAAAGGATTCAAACGGTTGGCGCGACCGGATAGGCGGAATCAAAGAATGGGGCATCGACGCAGACGGACTGCTTGTCATCAACAACAACGGCTACCGTATTTTAGAGGATTCGTTTATGAACGACTCAAAATTAAATGTCCGCATTGGAACGCCATCAGGGATTCGCTACAGCGGTGAAGTCATCGTGACGGACTTCCCACTAGAAGCAGGGTTTGAAGATATGGCGACTTATTCCGTCACTTTGGAAGGTTGTGGAGCGCTTCAACGCTTAGGATAACCAAAAAAACCGCAATCAATGGATTGTTATAAGTGAAGCGACCGACCATGTCGTTAAACTGGCAAAAAATTTAACCCATAGAGGAGAGTTAACATGATGGAAAATATCAAAGGCATTGACTTTATTTTAGAAGTCCAACAAGGAGCCAACTTCATTCAAGTAGGCGGTCAACAAGGAGCCACATTAAACCGCTCCAAAGAAAGCATCGAGACCACTTCAAAGGATTCAAACGGTTGGCGCAACCGGGTAGGCGGAATCAAAGAATGGGGCATCGACGCAGATGGATTATTAATCGTAAGCGACCAAGGATATCGAATCTTAGAAGATTCTTTCTTGAACGACAACAAATTAACTGTCCGCATCGGAACGCCATCAGGTATGCGATTCGCTGGCGAAGTTATCGTAACGGATTTCCCATTGGAAGCAGGATTTGAAGATATGGCCACCTATTCGGTCACTTTGGAAGGTTGCGGAGCTTTGCGCCCAGTTTAACTTAACATGTTGTACGACCCGCCATGTCGCTAAACTGGCAACTTTAAAAATTTGAGGAGGCTATTATTATGGCACGAAACGTAATCGAAATCGAAATGGACAAAGTACGTTATTTACAGGTGGGAATCAATACGATGATTTCTCTGGAAAAGGAATTAGGAAAGCCCCTTTCCGAACTGGGAGAAGAAACTCTGGGGCTGGGAGATATGCGGACGATTTTCTACTGCATGCTAAAACCCCAAGACAAGAAACTGACTTTGGAAAAAGTGGGTGACTTGCTAGACGAAGCTATTCAAGCACACGGCATGGAATATTTGTCAGACAAGCTATCAAAAGCTCTAAGCACAGCTTTCGGAGGCGGCGCTGCCGTGCCCTCGGTCAAGTAACGGCTACATCAATGAAAAAGAGGTATTCCAACTCATGGTTGGAACCCTCCGCTTATCATTGAATGACTTGGAAAACATGACTTTTCAAGAACTTGGTTGGTTACTAGAAAATCACCATGAGCAAGAGAAAAACCGTTACGAACTTCTAGCCCATACTATCTCTGTTGGCTATGCTAGAACACAAACAAAGAAGAAAATCTCACTCTTTACAGAGAATCGAAATACTGAAAAAGGATTCAAGTTGATTACGAAAGAGGAGAAACTACAAGGATTAGAAGGGTTAGAAAATTTATTCTCAAAATAGAAAAGACTACATCTTTAGTAGGATTCGTTTTTTGTGGTCAAATTCCTCTTGGGTCAGTATTCCGTCGTCTACTAAGGATTTTAGTTTGCGGATTTCATCTGCGATGCTATCAGAGAAAGGTGACGAAAAATTTTTCTCAATAACTGGTTTAGACATCGCATTTTGAATAAGCTCAAGAGCTTGCTCTCCTTTCAAAAGTTCTGTTCCCTCTCTTAGTCGGATATGATAATCAGGAACTTTAATTACACTACCAACAGAACGGCCACTTGTCAGATATAGCTCTAAAAAATAACTTCCTTTAGAGAAAGTGTTCTTGGTAATATTTGCCATCGCTATGTTAGAACTTGGAATAATCATATTTCCATTTTCATCATCATTTATGTTGACAGAACTATTCGTGATGGTCCAAATAACGGAATATAAAACTCTTTTTTCCTCTAAGATAACCTTGTCAATGCCTATCACCTTACTAAAAGAATTCATTTCTCGTTTTTTACGAGCATTATTCGCAATCTCTTCAAGATTAGAAACTTTTTCTATGTTTGTTCTTTCTACCTCTACCCCTAGTGTCCTTTTGGCTTCATAAGAGAGCCTAGCTTCTTCTGGAGTTACAACGTTATGAGATTTTTGTAATTCAAAAGTAGGATTAGAGTATAAATCCTCACCTAACTTTAAACTAAATTTATCAGTAAAGAACAAATCCTGATGAAGTTGACTAATTTCATCTGAGCAGAAAATGTCCTCAAACTCATCATCATGCACTAAATTTTTTGGAGAAGTTAAAATTTTTTCCATTAGCATTATTCCTCCTAGTCAAACTTTAAGAAAGTAGGTGTTAGTTATGAATATACAAATAAATGTTCCCTCTGTTGATTTTTCACCCATAATTTCAGGATTAGAGTCAATAGAAACTGTCTTAAATCAGATTCACAAGTCTGATCCATTTAAAAAACTAAAAAGTAGTATTCAAGGATTTGCCAGTGTTGTCCGTGAAGGGAACATCTCAAATATTTTAAAGGAAATTCCAAAATTCGGATTTTCTGCACTCCTTAGCTTAGCTAAAATAATAGATGCAATATTGAAGCTCAAAAAAGCTAAAGATGCTTGGAAATTGATTTGGAAAGGTTTGAAAAAAACAAAGATTATATGGACGGTTTTAATGGCTACCATAAAAGGAATTAAAGCTGCTTGGAAAGTCCTAATATGGACTATACTAAACCCTAAGCTAGCATGGAAAAAAATGACAAAATTCCTTCAAGCCGCTAAAATCGCTTTAAATATTGCTTTGCTTACTTCTAAAACTCCTCTATTGATTTCTGCGAAACTCATTTCTGTTTTAGAAAGTATTAAAATGAGTTGGCTTTCAATCATCACCGCATTAAAAAAAGCTAAATTAACCAAAGCTGCTGTCAAAGCTTTTCTACTGTCCCCAAAATTCCTCATCATTGCCGTTATCGGTCTAGTCATTGGAGCAATTAAAGCACTCGCTCAACATTTTCAATGGGCTGCTAATATCGTAGAAGCTGTCGGAAATGGATTTCGTCGTATTTTCAGAGGTATCGGGAGAAGCGCTCAAGAAACAAAAGAAAGTGTTTCAGATTCCTTCGACGACTTAGGCTCAAATACCACGGCTTCCATGAAACAAACTGAACGAAGCATCGGACAAATTTGCTTCAGTATGGGCAAAAATGTAGCCGACACCTTCAATAAGATGAGCTTAGATTGTTCAAATGAAATGTCAGGAATGATGTCATTCCTTCAAAGCTCCTCGTCCTCTGGAACAGATGGTATTATGTCTAATTTTAACACAATGTCCTTCGATTTACAAGATAGCATGGACGGAATCAGCTCATTTTGCAAGGAGAGTTTTGGAGGTCTAAATAAGGATTTAACCGATATTGCTTCCAACTTAAATTCAGGAGTTTCAGAGGAGTTCTTAAACCTAGGAAATAGGGTAGAGCGCTCAACAGGAGACAGCATGAATCAATCAACCCGTGAAGTACAAAAGTCTGTAAATCAAATGAACCAAGCCATGAGACCATTAGCGACAAGCTTTAATCAAATTGGGCAGCAAGCGATGCAAGGCTTAAATGCTGGATTGCTTGCAGGCAAAAATCAAGTTTTGGCTACCGCTCGCATGATTGCCAACCAGATTCGCAGCACACTCCAAAAGGCTTTACGGATCAATTCTCCATCACGGGTCATGCGCGACCAAATCGGCGGCCCTATCGTCGAAGGCCTAGCTTTAGGAATCTCGACGAATGCCAAGCAAGTGGAAAAGGAAATGGAAAGCTTAGCTGATAAGATGACAGGCACCTTTGACCTAAACAATAAACTAGGAGTTGACAGCTTATCAACTTCCGATATCAGCGGTATTCCAGACATGATTCAAAACACCCAACCGATTCAGCTAGTCCTTGATGGGCAGGTACTTGGAGAAGTATCCGCTCCCTACGTTCAAGGAACCATCAACCGCAATTCCCAACGACATAAATATTTTGGAGGTGCATCATGGGCGTAACATTTAGCTTCAACGGCATTACTATGCCAGAACTCAGCATTTTGAAGGAAGAATCCCGACCGATGATTCCTCCTATCCGAACCCAGACTTTTGGGGTAAGCAACCGCAACGGGGCATACTTGGGGCGGCAAGTCATGGAACCGCGGGTTATTCGAATTCCCATAGGAATTATCCATCGAGGTTTTGCCCAGTTGCAACAAATTAAAGAGCAAATGGCTGGGAATTTCTTTACCGATGGGCAAGCGGCTCCCCTAGTCTTTTCCGATGAACCGAATCGAGTGTATCACGCTGTTTTGACGGCTGGTTTCCAAAGTGCCGATGAATCGGCGAATTACACGAAAGGCGCTTTGGAGTTCACTTGCTTTGACCCGTTCAAGTATTCAGCCGTGGCCCGAACGGTAAATGCTGGGCAGATTTTCAATAACGGAACTGTCGCAGCACTTCCTGTTGTAGTTGTTCGCTTCACTTCAAATCAGACTAACTTTTTCCTCCGAGACGCTATCACAGGTCGGGAACTTAGGGTAAACTGGGAATTTCGAACAGGTGATGTGCTCATTATCGATAGTGAAAAACGACGATTGACCATCAATCATGTGCTTCAGATGTCAGCTTTCGATTTTACAAGCCATTGGCCAGAGCTTATTTCAGGAGCTACTCATTTAACAGCTAGCCATCAGGCGGAAATTACATTTAGGGAGAGGTGGTATTAATGGCAGATTTATTGATATTCAATGATCGCGACGAGTTGCTTCAAGTTTTATCCAATCAAGCAGAAGGCAGTTCGCCATTTTGGCGGGCTAAGTTTCGAGATGTATTGAATGGAGCGA